CTGGTACCATAGCCCACAAGTTCAGGCAGACCGCGCACGAGTTCCCTGAGTCGTCGCAGTACATACTCAGAAAGACCATGGCCGACGCACGCGATACGGTATGGCTTCAGACTATGCTGCCAATTCTACAGAGAGACGCGCAAGCAAATCATTGCACGATATACAAGCAACCGACTCTGGCCGAGTACAAGAACGGGTCGATCATAAAGATCGGCGGTCTACATCCCTCAGAGATCGACAAGGTGCTTGGCGGCGAGCACGGGCGAATATGGGTCAACGAGGCATCGGAGCCCGCATGGCAGAACATACCAACCCTGATGACGCGACTGAACGCGCGCACTCCGCACAGAGAGACGAAAAAGCCGATAGTCTCGAAACTGTACGTAGACTTCAACCCGACCACGGTCAAGCACTGGACGCATAAGGCATTTATCCGCAAGGTTGACCCAGTAACCGAACAGCCATGGGCAGACCCGTCAAAATGGGGATGGCTCAGGATGAACCCGACAGACAACCGGGCGAACCTGGCGGACGGGTATCTTGATATTCTCGAAAGCCTATCGCCACGGGATAAAGACCGCTTTCTATTTGGTGAGTTCGGGCAGCTTGCCGGGCTTGTGTTCGATAACTTCGACCCTGAAAAGCACGTTTATGATTCAGTCGAGATCGGCAAAGACTGGAGACTATTCCGCGCGATTGACTTTGGGTTCACGAATCCTTTCGTATGCCTTTGGGCTTATTATGACCCGGCAAACGAAACGCTGTATATCGAAGACGAGCACTACCAGGCGGGCGTGACTACTCCAGCGCATGCCGAGATTATCAAGCAGCGGACAGGATCGCGAAAGGTAGAGGCGACGGTTGCAGACCATGACGCAGGCGACAGAAAAATTCTCGAAGACGCAGGTATACCGACCGAGAAAGCCGACAAAGACGTCGCGTCTGGCATCAATCAGCTTTACGACGCGTTCAACCGTGGTAAGGTGCTAATCAATCGGCGATGCACGAATCTGATAGACGAAATTTATTCATACCAGTGGAAAGAGTCGAGCACGAAAGACGAGCCCGTCAAAGAGAAAGACCACGCCCTTGACGCGCTGCGATATCTGTATAAGCGCTTCAGGCAAAAGCGCATAGTTTACGCAAGCCCTTTATGATTGACAAAGTGTCGCATTTGAGGCCAAGGGGCATACGTGTTTGATAAACGGCATATCGCAGCGGAGCACCCAGACCGCAAGTACAAGCGCAAACTGAAATTCATCAGGGATGCCGCAGACGGAGACCTTGACAAGGGAAAATGGTCGATGATCGGCAAGCAGCCTTCAAAGTCAAAGGCGACCACAGGAAAAACTGACCACTATCTCATCCGCTTCGAGAAAGAATCAGAGCACAGCTTTCAAGAAAGCCTGATTCTCGCGCACTCTTTCCAGTACACAAAAGTCATTCTTGATTCATACCTCGCACTATTCGCCGGCGTGAAAAAAACCATTACGTGGCAGAACACGAGCAAAGAAGCACAAGACTACTACAACGAAAACTTTGACGGTGAAGGCACAGGAGTTGAAGATTGGCTTTCTGATTGGTTTTGTGAGGCGATGATTACAGCGCGCACGCCGATCATAACCGCCTCACCTGCTGATGTTGAATATCCTTACGCGTCGCTTCTGCCCCGCGAGAATATGCGTAACTGGCATGTTTCGGGCGGGGTGTTCAACTTTCTGACGTTTGATTCAACGCATACAAAAGTTTCGGGCATTAACATCGAGCAGAAGCCGTCTATTTGGGTGATGACACCGGAAAAGGTGGGCGAGTTTGACACGGGTAATGGCTATGCCGCTTTCCTAGAATCCGACAACGTGCTTGGCGTCGTGCCGGCCATTGACGTATGGTTTTTCGGCGGTAAGTCAATCCTTGGCGCGCTTGCATCGCTTGACCTGAACCTGATGAACCTTGACCGCGAAATGCGAAAGGTCATTAGGAATCAGGCAGGCATGAATTTTTTTGTAACTGACGAAAGCGTCGATCTGTCGAAGCTCAGTGAGCGGACATGGATTAAGCAGCCTGCAGGGGCGGACAGAGTGAAGCCGTTCTGGGCCAATTACGCAGCAGGTTCTTTGGGCGACGCGTTCACCTACGGAGCCGGTCTCGTTCGCAGTATTTATGAAATCTCACGTCTGAGACGCCAAAAGGATGACGTGGCCGAATCAGGCATCGCAAAGACTATCGACTTCACAAACACAAAAGCCGTTCTCAACCATATTGCCAACACCATGGAGCAGGCTTTCCCAAAGGTCATCGAATTGATGGCCGGTTACGAAGGCAACAACATGACGGCAGAGCTTACAATCAGCCGTGAGTTTGACACTACCAGTGCAGAAGCTGAGATTGATCGGCTAATTAAAGAGCTGTCTGCAGGCATGGGGCAGACCGTAGACAGCCACCTGAAAAAGCAATATCGCGATAAATACACCCAACTGCCTGACAATCTCAAAGGCAAGTCAGACGCAGAGATCGAAGCATTTGAGGCCAATCGCCTTAAGGCCATGGCCGACGCACTCACAGACAATGAGCCATCACACGACCACGAAAACGACAACCAGGAGAAACAATGAGCAACGGAATTGATGAAGGCGACGTAGACCAGAACCTGGCAGAAGAAATACAAGAAGGGGCCGACGCGGTAGAAGCTGACAAGGCCAAAGAAGCGGCGCGCAAGCCCGCAAAGACTGCCACCGCAAAGACTGCCACCGCAAAGACTGCCACCGCAAAGACTGTCGGCGGGTTTCAAAAAGCGGCGAACCCGAAGGAATCGACGTACAACGGCGAAAACCTATGGACGCTTTCATACGACCAGTGGTTCGACATTCTGACCGGGCTGGCAAAGAACAACCCAAAGGCAACCGGCACCGATCGAAAGTCATGGGCCTTTGACGGCGTCCGTCTGTGGACATCTTCATGGGACGAGAAATACGCGATGCTTGAGGCGCTGGTTAAATAATGGCGTTCGACTTCAACGAAGAAAAGCAGGTCTACATCGTCAACGGTGTAGAAATCCCAAAGGCGGCGTATGAGGCCGTGCATTCTGAAGGGGCGAACGGGACAAACCGCAGGGTGAAGCAGATGCTTTCTACTCTCTACCCTGAGCAAGACCCCAAAGAGTTTGAGAAAATGACAATTCGCGACGTGGCCGAGTTCATCGGCAATGACCGGGCGTCGATTCTCAAAAAGGCGCAGGAAAAGCCACCAGAAGCACCGAAGCCCCCAAAGCATGAAGAACAGCCCGACCTGAAGCTGGTTTTGGCGCAGAAAGAAGCAGAGCTTGAAAAGAGCTTTGCGCAGAAGCTGGCAGACCTGAAAAAGAAATCAGCCATTGACGAGCTGCGTCAAACGGCAATCGGGCTCGGGTTGCGTGAAGACCTGCGAGACCCTGATGTTTTCGCGGCGTTCGTGCGCAAGCGGTACGCGGTAGACGACGCGTCTCTGAGCGCTGAGCGTGTGCGGTGGCTCGATGCGCAAAAAGATCAGGTAGCAATCGGCTCAGACGGGAAAGAGGCCACAGCCGAGACGCTGGCAAAGGCGCTCGCACAGGCAGAGCCTAACAGCTTTGTTACGCGTAAGATTCAGCCAGGGCCTGCGGGTAAAATTACACCCGGCGTAGGCGCGACAAGTTACAAGGACATTCCGACAGATCAGCTTTTGGCGATGGACGAATAAATGAACGGCGTCGGCGATTACTATCTATTAACTGTCCGGTATGGGAATTCGCGCCACTTTACGGTGGCCGTGAATAATGAAGACGGCACGCCGAAAGACATGTCGTCTGAGACCGTGCAGATGGTAGTCTATGACGATTCGGGACGGATAACGACCCTAACCAGTGGCAGCGGTCTGACAATAACGCTCGGCGAAATTGCGGTAGATATTCCCGCTTCAGTTACTACTGCCCTCAAGCAACGGCAGCAGCCGAAATATGAGATCGAGTTCGTAACGACTGACAGCAATTCGCCATGCATCCTGTACGGTGAAATAAAAGGCATCGGCGGCAATGGCTGACGTAACCGTTACAGAAGTTGTCGAGGTTGTCACCGTCTCCGAAAGCGTGGTGGCTGTCACCGTTACAGACTCAGGTTCTCCGGGTACGCCGGGCCCGGCTATTGAGCTACAAGCCAGCCCGACGCATATCCAGTACAGAATAGTAGGCGAGCCGACATGGATTGACCTTGTAGCGTTGTCGTCTCTCGAAGGGCCAGCAGGCAGTGCAGGGGCGGCGGGCGCCGACGGCACCGACGGAGTTGATGGTACGGACGGTGTCGGCATCACAGCGGGCGTCGTTGAGATCGACTTCGGCAGCACCCCAACAAACGAAGCAAGCGTGACCGTGACCGGACAGACAGGGATTCAAACGACATCTACTGTCGATGCTACGGTGATGGCGCGCAGCACTTCAAACAATACAATCACCGATCATCAATTCGCCGCAAACGCGCTGCGGTTCTCTGTTTCTGAGCCTGTTGCTGACACAGGGTTCACAATTACTGCATATTGTCTAATCGGTAGCGTTACCGGAAAGTTTAACGTGAATTGGCGATGGAGTTAAGGGGTAAATCATGAGCTTTTTTCAAAAACTAATGGGGTCAACTTCTGGCAATGTGGCAGAGGTTACATCTGCGAATCGCCTTAAGGCAGACTTGGCGCAGGCCAGCAGCCCGGCAGAAGTCGGCGCGGTGCGGATGTTCTCAGAGAACGACCCCGGCGAAATAACCGGCACCCCGTATATATACAGCCCTGAAACCGATGACGATTACCGTCTGCGGGTTGCAACGGACTTAGTTTTAGATTCTGAAGTCTATAACTATGTAGCGCAGAACACGAAAAAGCACATTTACCGAAACACTACCATGACAATGGGGTGGACTGCGGCAGGCCTCCAGACAAACGCGTCAGGTATTACTACCACTACTACAGGTGCAAGCGTTGTAACATACGCGGCATTCCCGGTTATCGGGGTGTCGAATCTGTACTTTGAGCGCCGCATAGGCTTTTCCGCGTTTCCGGTATCAAATACGATTATCGACTTCGGCGGCGGGATACTTGCAACTTCAAACCCGTTTGCACCGACGGACGGCGCGTACTTTCGCTTAGACTCTGCGGGTGTTAAGGCCGTGACGAATATCAACGGCACTGAAACTGAAACGCTGCTAGATTTCACGTATGCCGTAAACCGCAAGTATAACTTTATCGTGTCGCTCGACCAGCACGAAGTGAAATTTTGGATTGATAATAAATTATATCACACGTATGAACTGGAGTCGACACAGAATCAGCCGCAGATGGCGTCCGCGCTGTTTCACTTCATCCGGCACGCGATAGTCGGCGGTGCGGCCGGTGGAGTTTTACAAGCCACCAGCGCATTCGACAGCGTCAGTATCGGCGGTATCATAGCGGCGGATAGGATGTCTGCACAGGGAAACCGCATTTACGGATCACATCGCGGGCTCTCAGGCGGCACTATGGGTAGCCTTGCGAACTACGCAAACAGCGCAAACCCAACAGCTGCTGTGCCTACCAATACCACGGCGGCGCTCGGTTCAGGACTTGGCGGGCAGTTTTGGGAGACGGACACGCTGGCCGTAACTACAGACGGGATAATCTCATCTTTTCAGAACCCCGCCCTATCCGTTAACATAAACGCGAGACGCCTTGTTATTCGCGGGGTCAAAATTGATTCGTATATCCAAACCGCGCTTACCGGTGGCGGATACGTGGCGCAATGGGCGCTTGCGTTTGGCCATAGTGCGGTTTCGCTGGCGACAACAGAAGCGGCGACAACTAAGGCACCTGTGCGTGTCGCGCTTGGCGTTCAGGCTGTGGTATCAGCGGCGGCTGTTTCTACTGTTCTATCTACCGTCATTCGCGAGTTTGACATGCCGATTTTTGTAGAGCCCGGCGAGTTTGTTCAATGCGTGAAAAAGAAAGTCGGCACAGCGCCAAGCGCCGGCGTGGTTGCACACGTCATCTCGTTTGATTATGGATGGGAGTAAAGCGAATAAGTAAATTAGTTGACATCGTATTCAGATGATGTAAACGGGATTGCCTTTCAAGCAATACCCGCGCGCGCTGCGGTCTAAGCGCTCCACCGGCTGAGGCAAGCCGGCACCACTTACCGGGTCGGTAAGCCCAAACACCACTTTTAGGAGAATAACCTATGCCAAGCATAATTGATGTGCTGTCAACGGTTGAATCACCAGTAAAGGCCGGGCTTATTAAGCGCGCGATTGAAGTTTCGCCGGTTTTAAGCTACCTGAACTTTGAGCAACTGAACAGCATTAACCACCGCATGTTCCAAGAAGGCGCACTGCCACGAGCCGCGAACCGCGACTACAACACGGCGTTTTCTGAAGGTACGATAGCACCTGACGAGCCTATCAACATCCAAATGACGGACTTCGGCACGCGCGTAGCGCTTGACCCTGTTCTGAAGATGGAGCCAACCCGCTTTGATGGAGAATACCGGGCCAAGGTTCGCGCGCAGGTCGCACGATCGATGGGCCTTGACTTCAAAATCAAGCTTCTCGGCACCGACCAAGCAGAAACCAGCGGCCTGAATCGCGGTATCTACCAATGGGCCAAATACTGGGACAGCTCGACAAACGACGTCCGCCTTTCAATGGGCACGAACGGCCTTAAGTTAAGCGCAACCGGTGGCATGAACCTGTTTTTGACTCACCTGCAAAAACTGTGGATTCGCGTCCGGCCTAAGTTCTTTATGGCCGACTCGACCACATTGGTGACGATTGCGCAGCAACTGCGATCAACAGCAGCGACAGAGACTTACGCAAACGAGTTTTCATGGGAGACCGTGAACGTCAATGGCGTGTCTCGTCCACAGCTGAACTTTCGCGGCGTGCCTTTCATCGACGCAGGCGAAGATGCAGGGCGTGCGCAGATCATGCCATACACGGAAACAGAAGGCAGCGGCACAACCGCATCATCTGTCATCGCGGTCAATTCGGACAGTGAAAACTTCACAGTAATTCACCGATTCCATGAACTGATGCTGGTTCGCGAGTTCGTCGGTTCATCTGACCAAGACGCTATTTCGGTTCACATGCCTATGGCATTTGAAGCCCGTCACGAGCGTTCAGTAGGCCGTATCGCCGGCATTCTTGCGGAATAAGGGGGATTTATGATACTTCAATTAGCAAGAGACAACGGGCTGATTCTTGACTCAGGCGCTGCGGCGATCACGTCAGACGCAGCGGGCTCTGTCGCGTATATCGATTTGGGCGAAAACTGGGCAGACCTGCCTTTGATTGTGGCGCAGTTCAACATCACGGCAATCGACTCTACCACAGGTGATGAGGACTACAATATCGGTTTGCAGTTTTCAGGCACGACAAACTTTGCAATCGTGCGGGGTGACTCGCGGTTTTTCCTCGATGGTACAGACGCACCGACGCCGGGCGCATACTTTCTCGCGGCAGTACCGCGCGCAAGATATGTTCGCATGTATGTCGATGTAACCGGCACCACGCCAAGCGTTACTTTCGGCGGCAAAGTGTATCTGAACACCTTTCCGGGTTCGTAATGAGATACCGGGCAGACATCGACGCAAATTCGCTGATCTGGAAAGTCGGTGATAAACCTGACGTCCGTGGTGTAATAACTGCGGACGCGGCTATCCCAGCCCTTCTGGGCGTCACTGTGAGACTTTACGCCCCTTCAGGCGTGATTGTTACAGAGCGGGTAGCGGATTATACGTTAGCTACCGGCGCATTTAAGTTGATTCTGCCCGCCATTTTAACCGAACGCAAAGAAGGTTTGGTTTATGTGTCGGCGCTAGAAGACTCGACATATACACGAACCCTTACGGCTGAAATTTCAGCTTCCGCAACATCGGCAGAATTGACCGGCTCGACCGGGACGCTACCGGCTGCGGGGTTCTGCCTCATTGAAAGCGAATGGTGTCAGTACACGCTTTCAGGTTCTACACTGACATTCGTAAATAGGGCGATATTTAACACCACAGCCGCGATTCACGCAATCTCGACTACCGTTAAATTCGCATCGTGCAAAGAGACCTGCACCCCTGACTACCCGTTCACCGTGCGTGACGTAATGGAGCTTTGGACGCCGATATGAGGCTTACTTATTGCACCATTGAAAACGTCAATACCCGTGCGACTGACGAGGGACAGACAGCATGGCTCGGCTTATCTGAGACACAAAAAAAAGAGGTGCTGTTTCGCGCTACGGACGACATCAAGGCAGCGCATAAACAGCCAGACCAAGGTGGCGTTCCTTGGGGGTTTGCGTACCTTCGCGAAGCGGCAGAGTCACGGTGCCTTTTTTTGGCGCGCGTCTTCAGGCTCAAAGACGTGAAAGAGCGGGCTGAGTACTTGGGGGCGGATTCGCAAAACGACGGTATTTTGTCACTTTCTGGATTTTCTCAAGTAGGGCTCGACCCGGTAACTGAGGCGCAGGTCAAAGCGGTAACGCGCGGCATGGCCTTGAATGAGGAGTTTGTGCGCGGGTGAAAACAGCCGAGACAGCAATCAGAGCCAAGCGGATAGAGCTTGGTCAGAGAATCGGGCAGATCATGCGCGACTATGACCACCTGAATGACGCTGAATTTATCCTCTCCAAAAACCCGGCAGAGGTGCGGCGCGTGGTTAATGCGTACCGGGAAAAACTGCTCATGCCTATTTATAAGTTTTTCCTTGGGGATGGCCGGGCATATTCGCAGATCGATAAACTTATCTGGCAAGCGCAGGCTGACTTTGACGAGGCGTTGAAGGCGTTCGATGTCACCCCAAAGGCAGCGCGCACCGAGAAGATTTTAACAGCAATCAGGAGCGAATACACAAACCGAGTTTTAGGGCAGGTCGAAAACACCTTTCGGGATATTATCACAAAGTCTATTCAGTTTCAGACGCTGGCCAGGTCGGCACAGTTAGCCACCACGGCACAGGCCAACCTGTCAAACGTCTTTCGGGCTGTGACTATCGATGGCAAGACATACGACGGCACGAAAATTGACAACCTCTGGCAGATGATGACGGAGCGTTATGGCCGTTCGGACACCGTCCGTTATTCTCGCAACGGGGCCGGGTACAATTTCCCGATGCGCTCGTATATCGATATGCGAACGCAGACCACAGCCGGCGAAGTGTCGCGCATGGTTTCTGCGGTAGAGGCAAGCGTAAACGAGATTTACACCGGCCGAATTTCACGCCATGGCGCGGTAGATTCTTGCTCATTTTGGGAAGGGAAGATTGTCTTCTATTCTCAGGTGGCAAAAGACACGTTTCTTCAGATGCACCCTGAATACGCAGAGGCCCAGGCATGGCCGACGCTTCAGCAGGTCGAGGCTGACGGTACACACATGTTCAAGCCACAATGCAAGCACAGAATTTTACCTTACCCGATCAACTTTATGACAGAAAAACGCGCGCGCGCAGATATTGAAAAGAACACCATGCCGCGCATCCCTGAGAAGATTAACGAAACGAAGATCGTCGAAAAGAACCTTGAAGCGAGGGCCGCGTGACGGTTGAGGCGTTCAAGGTTGTAGATTCGGCAAAGGGTGTGCCAGAGGTTCAGTCGGTCGGGGTGTACACGCTTTATTCATGGGTTATAAACGCCACTCAAAAGGCCGTAAAGGGCGGCGCGCTGATGGTGTACGACGCCACAATTACAGCTTTCGAGCCATTGCCGGAAAACTCTGTTATAGAGCTAGAAGGGAAGTGGTACAACATTGCATCCCCTGCGGTTGGGATGCTTGGTATGTATCGCCACTTTATCACGGAGACAGCGAAGCCGATATGAACGAAGCCAAGATCATAGCAGCGCTTCAGGAGAAGTACAAGGCAGCGTTAAAGACTGCGGCCCTGACGATAAACACGCTTTCAGAGGCGGCGACACCGGTGTGGCAGAATAAGTTAAACGACTCTAAAACTGTTCGCGTAAACGATTGGAACGACGTCGATGTCATCACGGGTAATTCAGATACAGGCTCATACGTGCATATTCAATACGGCGTCGATCAATCTGGTAAAGAGTTTACCCGAAACCACGAAGGCAACCCAGAATCAGGGTATAAAGACCTTTCACAGGGCGGGGCAGACGGTGGCGGCACGGGTGAGCGCGCTCAGTATCAAAGGCAATACCGCAAAAAGCGCAAAGACGGCACGCTTCAACCTTCGACGGCTAAATGGTATCACCGAGTCATAAACGACGCTGAGTCAATGAGCCAAGTTCTTAACGTATTTGTGCAGAGGTTTCGCCAATGATCGCCGTTTTTGATAGCATCGTAGATGCGCATACGGCTGATGGCTTCCCGGTAAAAATCGCGTATGGCCCGGACTCGATGAAAAAAGAAACTATTGAGGCGCTGGTAAAACAAAGCGGGACTGTGAGATATTTGCAGCCGGCACCGTTAAACCTTGAAAACTCTTTGCGCCTTTCTACAAATGGCGACGTTAAGACCGTCGAGGCGTTCGCGCTGGTATTTTCTGCAACTGCTCACGGTTGTGTCAAGGCGTTGCAAGACTGGTTTATCCGTGTCGGGTTTGTTTCTCAGACTGGCATTGTCGGCCATCCCGGCACAGGCCCGTGGACATATTCGACACTTTCTCTGCTCGCCTACAACCCTATCGGCGGGCTTGAGCAGTTTGCCCAACAGTACGGGCAGGTATACGTAATAGAACAATTTGTGAGAATTTCAATTGCATGAAAGGCTTTGAAAGGCACAAAAGGAGAATAAGCAATGGCAAACAATAAGCAAAACATTGTTTTCACCGAGTACGACGTCAAACTTGACGGGGTATCAGGTGGATACACAAAACAGGACACGACGGCCGTAACCATGGGCATGACGTACCGCGAGGTATCGGACACTGCACAATTTACCGGTCTTGTGGCCCTGAACAAAAGCGGCGCAGCCCCGACGGTAAACGTCGAGTTCTACGAAACGAAATTCCCGCACCTGTTTAATACAATCGCGGGGTCGCAGGTTTACCCGATCATCGACGGCGCTAAATTGGCATGGGCTTTGGGCTCACGCTCGCTCGACATGTTCGATAGTTCGGTCGAATTGATTCTGCACCCAGTAGGTGTAGACGCAGACGACTTCTCGAACGATATCATGTTCTGGCAGGCTGTCCCCGACCTTTCACAGGTTCAGATTATGGGCAAGCGTGATGGCGCACGATCGGTTGTCGTACCGTTCCGTATTCTGCCAAATGAAGATGTCAGCGCCGACTTGACCTATGGCCTGTTTGGCGACCACTCGGCAGTTGAATCGGCACCTAAACATGTGTTCATCACAACTGAACGTCTGAGCCGCGCACCGCACAAGCATCAGTCAGCGATGACCCTGACGAGTTCACGAGTCGTAAAGGTATACTCGCACGCAGCATACTACGACCTGTCAACTAATACAGGTGCGCTGAACGAAGCCGGCGACATCACTGCGACTACCGCGACTTTCAACGTAGACGGCATAGCAGATGCGACCACATGGTCTGTCGGCGACTATTTCGACATCGGCACAGAGGTGATTCAGCTTACCGCGAAAACCGCTGTTTCCGCTACCGAGATCGAAGGCACGTTTACGCGGGGTATGTTCGGTACGACTCAGGCGATTGCGGTAGACGACGCCGTTATCACAAAACTTTCAAACGTCTACGTGATTCCGGTTTCGCGCCGTGCAACGTGGGCAAGCTCGGTCACTGGTGATTTGACTGTAGGCGACTCGAACGCATCAGAAAACAAAGGTCTGATGACGTGGGTGGCTGACGGTTCGTCAAACGTGACGGCCACAGTTTTGGCTGTGGCTTCACCTAACCTTGTGGTGACTACTACGACCTAATGAAAGTCGGACGGTTCACAATCAAGCCTCGCATCACCCTTGAGATTATGGGTGAATGCGATATTGCATTACAGGCGGCTAAATCGACGTCAATTGAAAAAGACGCCGTAATGCACTTGAAAAGAATCGTCCGGCTTCTCACTACTTCGAGAATCGTCACAAGATGGGATTTGCGGCACATTGACGCAATCCTAAAAGCGGCGGGGTTTGTGGGTGAGGCTAAAGAAGCTACCCCAGACCCCGATTGGCTTTTGAACCTGACCTCCTGGCTAGGGGTTCACGTTCACAAGCTACCGTATGAAGTCGCCATCGGTTCGACGGCAAAAGAAGCGGCGCAATTGGCAAAAGCTATCGCCCGCAAGATCATAGACGACGCTGTCCGGCTGTGGAGAATACAGCACGACCCAGAAGACGTGATTCGCGAATTGACAGACGACCTGCGAAAGCTCGCTACGAACGAGACAGAAGAAATCAAGCTCATGGAGACGCGCGGGCCATCCGGGAAAACCATGGCCAAGATGATGAAAGAGGCGTTGCAGGCATGATAATCATCAAGCGCTTAATTCTGTGGGTTCTCATCGCGATAATGACTCCTGTTTACGTCTACCGCCGATACCGGCGTATGCGCATAATCGGGCGCGCGCTCGTCTATCGTATCGCCTATAAATACGCGCAATGGGTAGAGCAAGGAGCTCAATCTGAGTGGTTGAGCATATCAATGCCGTGCGGGGTGGTTGAATACACTCGCCCGGTGACTCTCGAAAAGATAGCGGGGGCTTTGCGTGATCGTTGACGAACTAATTTTAAAGCTGCAGGCAGACCTTGGCGACATTAAGAAGTCGCTTGCACAGGTTGAGGCACAAGGGAAAGAAACCGGCAAGAAAACCGGACAAGGTTTCGCGGACGCGTTTAATGCTATAGTCGGCGGGGCGCTGGCGGCCAAAGTTACCGGCTTTCTGCGGTCATCGGTTACGGAGTTCAACAAGCTTGAAAAGACGCTTCTCGGATTACAGGCTACTGCCAAGCTCACCGGCAACAGTTTTGAAGCCCTGAAAAAATCCGTTCAGACGCTTTCAAGCGATGGCGTCTTATCAATAGACCAAGCGTCAACGTCAATGAAAACCCTGATTGCTCAGGGCATACAGGCAGACAAAGCCTTTCAGCTTCTCGACGCTGCGAAGAAAGTTTCTTCTTTCAATAATATTGTAGGGGATGCCGGGCAAGGTGTCGCTGACTTCGTAAAATTTCTCCAGACTGGTTCGGCCGAATTGGCCGAGAACATGGATCCATCAATCGTCAAGGTCGTGAAGTCTTTGGGCGGCTATGCCAAGGTTTCAAGCGACGCGACGGCAAAACAGAAGCTGATAAACGCCGTTATAGAGAAGGGCGGAAAGCTCGCCGGCGATTACGAGAAGTTTTTGAACAGCGGTGCGCAGGCTCAGGTCAAATTCGACGGTGCGTCTTTGGCGTTGTCTCAGACGTTAGGGCAGAAACTACAACCGGCATTCACTGCCATCGTAAACGGGATTACAACCGTTTTAACGTGGGTGACAAACCTAATCGGCAAGATGGACGGGCTGACGGTCGCCACCGTCGCTTTTGGTACAACCGCGTTTTTAGCGATTGCTTCATTTTCAAAAGGTGCGGCTTTATTGCCGGGGATTTTTGGCAGTATCGGCACCGCCGTTGCCGGTGCGTTGGGGCCTATTGGGCTTCTTATAGCAGCAGCTGGTGCCGCGTTCATCGCCTTCAATAAACTGCGCGACGCCTACGGAAAAACCAAAGGCCAAGAAATGCTTGAGGAGCGGAAAGCCCTTGAGGAGATCGGTAAAAAGCAAGCCTTATCTATTTCTCAGCGTGAACGGCTGAAACAGCTGAACGCTGAGATAGCAAAGACGTATGACCCTATCCTGAAAAAGCTTGGTCTGGAAAACCTTGCTTTTGAAGAGCAGTTGAGGCTTATAGGCGCTATTGACCGCGAACGGAAAAAAGCTGCCAGCGGCGGGGCAGAGAACGCGGCGAGGTCAAGAGCGGCGTTGCAGGAAAGCATAGCTGCACGGCGCAGGACTCTGGCAGGGTTTGCGCAGACAGATTTTAGCAAAATGACTGCCAGCCAGTCGGCCGAAAGATTGCGGCAGATTGAACTTTTGGGCCAGTCATTGCGAGAAGATGAAGCGCGGTTGGCTTCATATGGCGACGAAGAAGCGGCAGCCGGCGGTAGTATGGCGCGCGCTGCTGGCGGTGGCAAGCCGTCTGCGGAATTTCGCTTTATCCGTGCTCGTGACGAGATGGCAAATCTCGCAAAAGAACGCGATGCCTATATCCGCAGGGTAGGAGCGGGTACACCTTTGGCCGCTCAGGCTGAAGAACGCTTTGCCATCGAACAGCAGGCCATTACAAAGCAGCTGCGTGGATCAATAGCCGAGTACATAGAGGAACGGTATACAGCAGAAAAACTCGCCCTTGACGCCCAAAAAGAAGAGCAGATCAAGAACGTCAGGGAATTGGTCAACGCAAAGGCCATAAGCGAAAAAGAAGGCGAAGAGCGCATGCAGCGCATCAGGGAAGCAAACGCCCGCAAGACGGCGATGCTGACTGCCGAGTCATTCGCCCAGACAATGCAAGGTGCGAGCGCCGCCGCAAGCGGGTTTGCTCAGATGGCGCAATCTCGGGATATTGGCTCCGCGTTATCTGGGCAAGGTGGTTTTCTTACAGGCATATCTAAGCTATCACCAGCATTGAGCGGGTTAGGCCCAATCGGGGCCGGCATAGGCGCAGCTGGCAGCATTGTCAGCACACTATCAGGGCTATTCGGGAAATCTGACGAACAGCGGGCGCGAGAGGCGGAGGCGCAAAAGCGGCGGGACGATGAGGCAAAAGCGCTTTTAGAGCTTCAGGCTAACTACCAAAAAAACATGCTTGCGCTTCAAGAAGCGGCCGCTAAGCTGCCGTTTGAAAATTTGACGCGCAACCTCCGTCTAATTGACATTAATGCACAGCAGTCTCGACTATCCGGCGGTGATGAAGCGGCGATTGAACAGCAAAGACTTGCTTCTAGGAATGCCGCAATCTCAAGCACCTTGGCATCAGAATCCGGTACAATTGCTCAGGACAGTTTATTTTCTGACGTTCAGTCATCACCGGAATCGCTCATCGCATTTGTAAGCGAACGCGCTGCGCAGTCAGTAGCATTACAGCAATTTGTGCAGCTAATAAATTCATTGTCTGATCCGTCAATTAGCATAGGGCGGGCTCAAGAGGTTGCCCGTCAGGCTTTGACGTATTCAGGGAAAATACCAGCAGAAATTTTCAACGCAAGCAGCAGCGCACTAAACGCGCTGATTAATTCTCCATTGGGGAATATACAAGATGCAACGCTCGCCGAGTTGCGGGATGCAAATGTATGGGGGAATACCCCATTTAGAGATCAGGCGCAAAATTTAATTAATTCGACACGAGGGGCTGCGGGTTCGGTAAATTCTTTATTTTCCGAAGTTACGCGCGATGTGAGCACAGCCGAAAACCTGCTTTCAGTCATTGAGCAATCAAACCAAACACAACTTGAGATCGCCACCAACACCAAAAAGACCGCAGAGAACACGTCTCAGCTACTCCGCCCCGACCGGCAGAGGTCATTTATAGACGTAGGCCAAGGGTTTATATCTTCACTCGGCCAAAGAATCAGCCCGTCAGGCGTCGGCATCGCTCGCAGCCTCTCACAGCAAGGGCTTTCTCTGCCGTCTGAGATCGGCATGGCTTCGACCACTTCGACACTCGCGAAAACCCTTCAGGAACGCATGGCCGAGGCTATGGAGATGCAAGTCAGAAACGGCGCACGGGCTAACGATCTTCTTTCCGGCATTCTGAGAGCCACCATTGAACTTTACCGCGTCATGGACGGCAACCCTGCGACCGTCTCAGGATTCGACAACGCTGCCGCCGATGCGTGGTTAGCTGACAGAGAAAGGAGACGATTTTGACAGAAAAGCAATTCTTGCTTGCCTATGACCGCAAGCGCACTTCGACCCTTACCCTCGACTCTGAACCCGGCGCGCACACCGGCACGAGTCGGCAATACATCCCCGGCTATTCCGACAGCAACATTATCTTCAGAGCACCCACAACCGGCAACGATGCAAACGACGGGCTAACTGAAGGCGCGCCCAAACAGACAAAGGCGGCTTGCGACACGGCTGCCGGCACGACTAAAAAGATTCGCATAATCGAGGCCTGCTCTCTTAATGAAAGCGTATCAAAGCCCACCGAGATGAAGCGCGGGGTGAGCGGGACGATTTCGAGCAGTACAAGCGCGCCGGTTGACACATGGACACAATCAGCGACGCCAAGCTTTGGGCTAACAGGGATAAACAAGATATGTTATTCGCCACAGAAAAAACTTTTTGTAGCAGTCGGGGATTCAGGGAAGATTGCCTACTCTCCTGATGCGGACACATGGACTCAGGCTGCGACTCCGAGCTTCGGGGTTGATAATATACGCGATGTAAAATGGATTGAGGAGCTTGATGTTTTTTGCGCCTGTGGGGGGGCATCAAAGATAGCAACTTCTGAGGATGGAAATACGTGGGTGAATAGAAGCTCAGGCCTTTTTGGGGGTTTTGAGTACAATAGCATTACATTTGAAAGCGGCACTTTGTATGCGTTCATAAACGGCGGGTACGCTGTATCCAGGGATTCTGAGACATGGGTATTAGGGGCATTAGGGATAGGCAATCGACAGATATATGAATCCTGCGTATTTAATGGGGTAACCTATCTGGCGGGGTATGACAACACGGCTGCCACGAATACTGCAGGGAAGATATTTACGCTATCTTCTGGGGCGTTTACAGAAGTTAGCAGCACTTCTTTTGACGACAGCCCTATCAGAAGTATCGCAGCTTCTGGCAGCTTAATCGTCGCAGTCGGCAATTCTGGCAAGATCGGTTATTCATCAAACGGCACAACGTGGACGCAGGCAGCGACTCCGAGTTTCGGGACAGACCAGATATACTCGATTGTTTGGGTGGGCGAGATTAGCCGATTTGTCGCTGTGGGGGGTGGTACTGGCAAAATAGCTTTTTCAACCGACGGCGACACATGGACGCAGGCGGTGGCCCCTAGTTTTGGGGCCGATGCTATATATTCAATTTGCTGGCCTGTATTGACCGGAAGGCTTGTTGCGGCTGGGTTATCTGGGAAAATCGCTCGCTCCACCGCATTTGTTAACACCATAAGCGCCAACGTCGCCGGCTTCACCGTACAGGCCGTGCAATACAGCGGCACAATCACCGCGTACAACTGCACGATGAAGCAGCCCGGCACGACGGCGAATCTCAGCCTTAACGCTTGCCGAGTCACTGAGGCGGGATCTCACATCTCGAGCAACACCGCAACGAGCTTCGCGACGCTGTTTGAAGGCGACAGATACACGACCTGCACACCGGCTGCACAGAATGACATCGACTGCAATCTTGACACCGTGGGCGGCACGTGGTACATTTACAACGCATCGGCCACAGGTTTTGAGAGGGTGAGAGATTGTCTCGTGACAGATGGCATTATCGCGAATTTCAATGTAACGGTAGGCGGGCGCGCGAACATTCAGGGCGACTCTGAGAACATCCTGATTGACGCAGAAGTGACAACCGATGACCCAAAGTTCGTTGATACGACCGATTACGAACTGCAATTTCAGACGAACGGCTACGCTCGAAACAGCCTTGCGGCGGGACGGTCTGCAATCTATTTTAACTCGGCAGGTGACCCGCGAGACGTCGGGGCATGGTCTTACGTAGAGAGCGCAGTCAGCTATTACTTTGCAAAGTCGGTCGTACTGTACAAGGGCGAAATCACCCACGAGATCGAAGAAACCGTGTCTGAGCAGCAAGGCGACAGCGGGGTGGTTTCTGTATACGGCAACGCAAACCGGATCAAAGAGATCATCACGATCAGCTACGGCGACACCCGCGAGGTTGACCGCGCCCCGTTTGAGTACATCCGTCTACTGAAAGACAAAGGCGTGAAGCTGATTCTAGACGCAGAATGGGAGTCGAACGCCGGCACCGTAACAGTGAACGGCAACCAAGCGGCCGGGGTCGAATTTTTGACAGTGGATTCATGCATCTACTATAACGGCCTATGGGTTACGGTATCCGGTAAACGATATTGGATTATGCGGGCTTCGCCGTCGAATACTGCCGCCACAAAGCTCATTCTTGACCGCCCGCTTGAAGATGCCGTCTCAGATAATGACGTCTTGACTACAAACTACCCGCCTGGTGTCGGTGAATACCAATTCGCAGGGCTCGCCCGTTTGCAGCTTAAAAGAAAAGCCCCCGACGGCCTGAAAGGATGGCAGACAGGGCTTCAATTGAGGTTCGTCAGAAAATACCAATGACTTTGACGATCAACAACAGAGACCTTACCGACCGCCTCATCGATGGCGGGACGTCTGTTTCGGCAGACATATCAGACGTTTTCGGGATGCTGGCAAAGGCTAAGACGTACACGCTGCGAGACTATGACGACTACCTAAACCCCTTTGCGGCTGAAGGGATTTTCAATAAAGAGAACTATCGCGGGCAGGTAGTGCGCGAGATCGACGATCAAGGCGTGGTGAGGTTCTACGGCACGATTCAGAATGTAGAGATGACCGACACGCAGGAGTGCATTGTTCATGCCGCTGAGCCATTGCAAATCTTTTTAGATTGGCCGGTCGAGGCTACTGATCAAGACACCTACGCCGGCTATCTGGTAAACGGCGCAGTCACCACAGGGCAGAGCGTGACAATCGACACCGGCACGCTATCACTACCCATCGGCGCGCAAATCTCTTTCGGGTCGTCAAAGGTGCCTTCGTATCTCATCACAGCTAAGAGCCCTGCAAGCGGCGCGACTACTTCAATCACATTGGACAGGCCGGTCGAGTCGCCTATCGACGACAATTCGACCATAACTGTCTACGTACCGGACACGACCACAGGCCCGCAGGCCATGAAAGACGCGTTGACAACTGCTGTGCCAGGAATTCTTCTCGATGGCACGTTCGACATTCTCGCGGCGTCAGACCTTGCGAACGGTTATACGATTATTATCAATGTCCGCGAGCAAGACGATGTGAAATTGCGCGACCACATCACGGCATTGCGAGAAGGCTGCGACCTGTATCTATTCCAAAAGAATAACGGATATTACACCCTGAGACGCGGCCTTGAGTGGAACCGGCAGAACATCACGGACGAATTGACAGGCGATGAACTATGCCCACCGCATGAGCCAAGGTTTGACGATTCACAATTGATCATCGGTTATGACCTACCGTATAAAGAGGCAGAGGGCAGCTCGGCTTTACTGGTGGCCGACGTTGACCCGGCATTCGTCACGAAATACAAAGGCATCAAATACTTTCAGCCATGGAAAACCGCTTCGACGTTTGCCGGGATAAAGTACATGTATGCAAACGTCACTTCGGCAGAGTATTTCGGCGAGCGTCGTTTGCAGTATTTCTCAAAGCCGCGAACAGAAATAAACTGCACTGCTAAACCCGCGTACAGTAACGACCCGCTGCGCCCGCTCGATCTGTATCTAGGCAAGCAGGTGCGCGCATCTATCCGCACGTTCTCTGAGGTCCCGGCCATAGTCGTGGGGTATGAATACGACGAAAGACAACTTCGATATACAAAAGTTCGTTTACAACTCAATGAAGCGCCTATTCCCGTACAGATGGGAGGCAATAGAATCATTACTGAGTCAGGCGAATATATAACAACTGAGTCTAATCGACAACTGGAGACGTGAATGAGCACAAATATAAAGATTAGCGCCCTAGCAACAAAAACCAGAATAGCTAGTGGTGACTTTGTTCCAATCGTAGACAATGACGGTACGCCTACCACCAAAAAAGTCGATGGCGATGCGTTTACCCCGGTCGGTACTTACATACAATTTGCCGGGGCGGCTGCCCCAACAGGGTTTTTGGCTTGCAATGGCGCAGCAGTCTCTCGCACAACTTATGCCGATTTATTCGCGGTCATTTCGACCACCTACGGTGTAGGCGACGGCTCGACAACCTTCAACCTGCCAGATGCGCGCGGCCTCGTCATGGTGGGCGCTGGTGCGCATGGCACGATGACACGGGCGAACGGCACGGCGTATAATGGCGGCACGCTTGGTGCAACAAGAGACGATCAAATGCAGGGGCACAAGGTTCGGGTAAGTAACACGCCCGCCACCGGCGCACAGTTTTCTGGGTATACGCCAATCGATGTCAACGTATACGGCAATAACACAAACGACAATACGGCACTTATTACCGACGACACAAACGGCACACCGCGCACAGGCGACGAGACGCGACCGGCAGAGATCGCGGTTCTGGTTTGCATAAAATACTGAGGGGTGATCATGGACGAACTCTTAAAAAACTACTGGCCGCAAATCTCAGCCCTCGTCATTGTGACGGTTTGGCTTGTACGAATCGAAGGCAGACAGAAGCTATTTGAAAGCCGGTTACAGACAGACGGTGAGCGCATGGTCAAATCAATGGAGAGCATGACAGAGGCTCAAAAGCACATGGCTGAGACAATCCACGAAATGCAAGTGACACTTGCGACCATAGCAGCATACAGAGACGGTTTGAACGAAGCAAAAAAACGAGGTTCACGATGATTAAAGCAGCAATAGAAAAGGCGGTGGGCTTATTTAACAGCGCGCTACCTTTATCCGTTCGCATAAAGCAATACTATGCACAGCACGGCATGGAGTGGGCTGAGGCAAATATCATCGGTGTGAGGCTTGCAAAAGACTTTTACACGAACCGATACCTTGACCTTTTATGCCTTGTCACAGACTCAGAATGTCTTGTACTCAAAGCAACCACTGTGCCGGGGCCTCTCTGGACTGCCGAGAATCAAAAGAAATTCGGCGTCTACCCTGCGGTTTTATGCCTTGGCTACTATCCTAAGTCGCACGGCTTCACAAACCATAAAGGGCACCCAAAACAAATGGCATTAGGCCAAAGAGCCAAGCTGCCGTGTTTTAAAGATCATAGCCGCGATTCGGTCATGCAGCCAATCGAAGGGCCGTATTTTGAACCGGCCTCGGCAGGGATGAACATTCACACACAGTTTGAAGGCGACATCGACGACAAAGTGAACTTCGCTTCAGCCGGTTGTCAGGTCGCGCAGAATCGGGCGGTATTTCTCGGCGAGTTTATGAGGCGCCTGCATTCGACAAAGGAAGCAAAGAAAGGCGCCGCCGCCCGGTTTGATTATTTTCTGACAGACGAAAGTTTTGAGTTTTCAAGTGAGCTGAAAAAGCTCGCAAGGTAGGTTGTATGAAATTTTTCACAGGGTTTACAGTCTTTCACCTGATTGGCATCGGCCTCATGGTCTGCGGGCATTGGCTACCGGGCGGACAGCCAACGCGCATGGGTAGCGAAAACCTGTTCGGGTCGGGCTTTTCGTTCGGGTTCACAATCTCTTTTGTTCAGGTTGTCGGGGCCGGTTCGTATTTTTACGAGGTCATAAAGTCAAAGCTCAAAAAATGAAATTCGCTGACCGATTCGCGCTTTATATCGCCGCTGCTTTCGTGCTCATCGCGGCTAATGTCTTTGACGGGGGGCTAACATGCGCGCGGTTCTGATCTGCCTATTTCTGGTAGCCTGTGCAACGTCTCAAGGTGGCGGGCAGGCTAAGGCCGAGACAATCGCCCTACGCATCGAAGCCGCTGAGAAGGTATTGACCGACCCACAGGCGACACCCGAAGCAAAGGCCAAGGCGCGCGCCGACCTGTCTCACGCAGCACGAGACGCCCGCGACTTAGGCAAACAGGCCGACACGAACCACGAGGTCGCAATCGAAGCGAAGGCCGACGTAGAGAGCCTGAAAAAGTGGCGTTTCTATGCAATCGGTGGGTTAGCCCTTGCCTCCGCGCTCGCGTGGTTTAAGCTGAAATCATAGTTTTTTCATCTGCTCCTATCACTTACGGCCCTGCCTACCAGCGGGGCTTTTTTATGTTAAGTTTCCCCGCTTTCTTAAACATGACGCCCGTCTTATGTTAAGAATCGGACGTTTTCTATACATGATAAGCAAAGTATATCTTACTTAAAGCACACATTTAAGAACATTTTGCCGAAATCAGGAAAAAGGTTTTGCTTTTTTGTTGACGCCTTACACGCTTTGTGGTGCAATGTCTGCATGAAGCACGAAAGAAAAATTATAGGTAATTTAACTATAACCAAAGAAAACGCAATCAAATACGCAAACGTGACTGAAGTGTCCGGCTCTGTTGACGTTCGCGAGAATGCGATGAAGCGAGGGCCGCGTGACGGTTGAGGCGTTGACAAAGTTATACCCGCTGAAATGTCCATCCGTGAAATCATTTACGGGCTACAAACAATGTCAAAATAAAGTGATCGTAGTTATCTCTATACCATCCGACGCGCGACGGAGTTCAGCGTTTGGGAGTAAATGCCGCGCAGAGTTTGTTGACGTTATCGAAGTGATTGGTGCAAATCATGGCGTCAGCATTCATGACGGCGAAACGATTTACCGCGTAGGCGATAGGGTTTACCCAAAGCACTTTACCAAAAGTCGATGGGTGGAATGCGGCGGCGGCATACATTTTTATATGACACGAGAAGAAGCGGAAGCGCATAGCTAAGAGGAAAAATGAAAGGCAACGAAAAACAAAACAAGACAGAATCACTCAGCGTACGAGTCACAGAAAACGTCTACCGCGAGACTAGCAAGCTCGCGATGGACACAGAACGATCGATGGGCTACCACGTACAGAAAGCCCTCGAAGCGTATCTCAGGGGGCAAAAATGAAACGCGTCTACGTCGGGTATATCGACAAAGAAAACATCCCAAAATGGGACAGCGAGTTGACAGAGAGACAGAAAAAGAATTGGGGCGGGTGGGTCACAATTTGGCTATGCCTGACTAAAAAACGGTCGGGACTGAATGAATCTAAAGTGCGTATCACAATCGAGACGATAAAGGACGGCAAAAAGTGAGCAGCATCACCAAAGAAATCGACGTAGACGGCGAATGGTACGAGGTCGAAATCAGTTACCAAATCGTGGGTAAATACTACCCCGCAACACGGACAGACCCCGCCGAATACCCAGAAGCAGAATGGACGCTTGAAAAAGCCACCGACGCAGAAGGTAACGAGGTCACAGACAAAGCCAGTTTGCAAGCTATAGAGGCAGAGCTTGATAGGTTAGGCATCGCCGCCAAATGTGAAGAAAACGAATGCGAGGCGCTAGAGCAATCGCGCGCCGATGCCAAGTGGGATGAGTACCGATGAGACCTGCGTATCAATATTCTGTCTACACGACACACGAGCGCAAGGCCATGGCGTTGCACCTTTGGGCGAGACGTCGATACCTGCGCACGGTTAAACCATATCAGGAGTGGATGTTCTCAGCGGAACAGATTAACAAACTGGAGGCAGTATGCAAAACCCAATCAAACTAACTCAGACCATCCGAAAAGACGGGCGGTTCTACGTTCGGGGCTACGTCATAAACGAGAACAGACGCCGTCAATTTATGCTTTCAGAAATTACAGCCGAACAGGCATTCGAGACGCTGCGACGGTTACAGCATGACATCGATCAGGTAAGGGCGGGCGCGCTATGAAAGTTTCCGGGCCATTCCATGCGCCGAAATGCTGTGTATACTTCTTACATAAGTCCGGTATTATTGTGTACGTTGGCCAAAGTAAGTCGGGGCTATCTCGTATTCAACACCACCGTGATCGTAAGGGTTATGAAAAAGATTTTGATAGTTTTTCATACATTGAATGCAGTATTGATAATCTTGATGAGATAGAATTTCATTATATTAACGTGTTGCGCCCAAAATACAACGCGCGCGTCGGCAGGTTTGATAGCAAGCGGTCATATTACCCGACAGCGGATGAGGTGCTCAATAATAGGCCGAAACTTAAATTGCCAATTATACATAAGGTGGCCACGCTATGAACGCCGGCCAAGCAATCCGCAAAGCCTTTGACCCTTCAACCCGCTTTGCAAAAAACCCAATGATAGACATGCGTGACATGCGTTTTCTCAGCGAGACAGCGCAGTTTATCGAGGTCGAGGTCAAGCACAGAACAACGGGCACTTATCTCTGTATCGTAGAATGCGACTACAAAGACGACGTGTTAGAAGCACGACTTTTACAGGCCCAAAACCAAAGCGGCGAATATGCCAC